ACCTTGTCATTTGCTAGTGATACGCCAACTTCTTGAATTTCGTCTAGAACAATTGGTGTGTCTGGTTTCTTAGGGTCGAATACGTCCCGTTCCAGACTCTCTCGCTCTATTTGCACGCTGACAGAAATTTCGTCCTGTCGTTTGCGTAACTCTTCTGCGTTCTTCTTTGTTGCTGCTTCTGCTGCACGCCCTGTTGCGTCAAGCGGACTTGTTGCTTTATTTGCCACGATGTTTTTCTCCTAACGATATTTTTGTAGTCGGAGAGCCTCAAAGAAGGAGTATGAGGCTCTCCGACCTGCTTTAAATTAAGCGGTGTAGACCTTGCAAATTGCCTGGTCTGTGATAACGCCAAGTCCCCAAATTGCATACCATGCAAGAGCGTGCTCACGACCGAAGTCAAGAACGCCACCATCGCGTAGTTCAACTGGAAGGGAAATTGCGTGACCGAATGCGTTGTCACCAATCATGATTGATTCGTAGACATCTGTTGCTGTTGTTCCTGTTGGAGCAGTTGCGCCTGGGCTTTCTGGGTTTCCACCAGTTCCTGGACCTGTGTTTGCCTTTACTGGAACTTCAGTCTGGTCAGCAACTGCACCAATGATGCTGCTGTAGTTTACAGCAGTTCCTGATGCAATCTTCTTAACCTGAGTTGTCTCGATGAATACTACGTCGTATAGACGACCGATTTCACCAAGCATGAAGTTTCCTGGAGCAGCGTACTTTGTAACTTCGATAAACTCTGGGTTTGAACGAATGTCACGTGACTGCTTAGGATTGATGAACATTACATAAGTCTCGCCTAAGCGAGGAATGTTCTTTGAAGCAAGTGTCAAAGCAGCGTCCTTAACAGACCCTGTTGTCAACTTGTGGTTGGCTGTAACGCCAGCAATTGTTGTTGCCTTTGTACCTTCGTCGTAGTTGGTGAATGCTCCACCTGTGATGCCTGAGCGGTCGTAACCGAATACTGCAGAAGTTGCAGCACCGAGTGTGTTACGTGCTTGTACATCTAGGTATTGCGCCATGTGACGACCTAGTAGACGTGAGGCTGAAGCCATTACGTCATCAAAGGAAGCATTTAGCAATAGTTCAGAAACTGCTACTGCGTAGCCGTGTTCTGCAACTGTGATTGCAATTTGCTCTGCTGTTAGAGCGTTTGTTGTAAGACGTACACCTTCTGTAAGTGGTGTTGGGTCTACAGCAAAGTTCTTGTAGCGGAGGAAGTTAATACGAAGACCAGGAGCAACTCCTAGTTCAGTCTTCTTTACTGCAAACTGCTCGAAGCGAAGAATAGGCATCGCTTGGAACAGGATTTCTTTTGACCAGATGGTCTGAATGGCTGTTGAGAGAGCGGTGTTAGTACCTGAATAAGCCGTAGGTGCTGCTGCCAACTCTGATGAGCCAGTAATTGCTGATGCCATTTTGGTATCAGTCCTTTCCTGTTAGATGGATAGATGTTTGGTGTTACCCGAACAGTCCCTTACCGCGGTTGCTTGATGCTTCGCCAAGTAGTTTGGCTCTGTGCTTCGCATAGTCCGACAATGACATGTCCCGAATTGCATCGGGTGAGTACGAACGTTGGTCCGAATCTGTGTCCAGAGGTCCTGATGCAGGAGACGTAATACGTGTTCCTGCCATTTCCCTGCGAGTAGACTGTAAAGCCTGCTGTGCAGAGTCGAGAATACGAGCAGATTTATCTTTCAATGACGCGATGCTCTGCTCGATTTCATCACGGTTGTTACCCTCAATCAAATCAATGAGTTCAGGAATTACGTTTTCACGCTCCTGCTCAATTCTTTGTTGACGATACTGCATTACTTCTTGAAAATGTTTTTCTTGCTCAAGTAGAGCAAAGGCACGTTCTCTTTCGAGACGCTCTGCTTCTAACTGAGTCTGAAATTCCTTTTCCTTTTTTTCTAGAAGTTGACGGATGTCCATGTCTGCTTCTAGTTTCTTTTCCTCAAGTTCAGTTTGCTTTTGACGCAGAATTTCTTCTTGCTCTGCCTTCTCATCG